CGGGGACAGGCTAGAGCGTGGAGCTGGCGGCCTTTGTTGTCAGTGAATACCGTGCCAATCGGCTCGGAATGTGCAAGGTAGAGGATCATGTGAAAGCTGCCTCGTATACGTTGGGGAGTTGCTCCTCGAAGATGTCCTTGACGGCTTGAGCAATCAGACGGTGCTCCAGCTGTGTCTCGATGCCTGCGCGAATCTGGATGTAGTGAATCCAGCTGCGGATGCTGCCGCTCATGTAGAGCCTTGTAGGTGTCCCGAGGGGCAGGATGGACCTGGCACACTCCTTGGCTACTCCCCGAGCCAGCAAGTGCTCATAGAGGTCGATGGCGCTGTTGTAGTGCGTCAGGATCTGCCTCTCGGACAGGGCGACGAACTCAGGATCAAGGTCATCGTGGCTGGCCTGCTTGTTCTTCAGGTCCTGGGAGCGCAGGTGGGGAACACCGAAGGTCCCAAGCTGATCGACAGAGCTGTAGCGCTGGCTGAACTCCTGGAAGCTGAAGGAGCGGTGACGGAGCACCTGGGCAGCGATTGCGCGGGTGGTATTGATCTCCACCTGCATGCTGGCCATCTCGAAAGGTGACCAGTGCTTATGTTTGATCAGATACTTGATAAGCCGAGGTGATGTCTCGGTGTTGGCCTGGTTGGACGGGTTGGACACCCGTGCCATGTAGACGATCTGCTTCTCTGCATCAGGGGTGATGGAGATAAGGCTGGCGTTGTGGACTTCGCGGTTCAAAAGAGGTCCTCCTCAGGTTCTTGGGTTTCAATGAAGGGTTGATACCACCCAGGATATCGTAAGGTATTGATGGCTGGAGCGTTATTTGACCAATCGTTACTTTCCTGGCAACGCTTCAGGCGGCGAAGTGCTGCCTCACACTTGCGCATGCCCTCTTCCAGCATCTCATCAGACACCTCAAAAAGGTCGACGGAGTAAGGAGCCTTGCGCTCGACTGCAGCAAAGATGAAGCGGAACGGCTTTCCGTACGCCTCTTCTGCCGCCTTGGCGTAATAGGCTGCCTGGAAGTCGTAACCTAGGCCGACGACCTTCTTGGTGAACAGCTCAGGGTTGACCGTGTCGGTCGTCTTGAGGTCAAGAACGATTCCTTCTTCAACCAGGACACTGTCCAGGCGTGCTTTACAGCGCAGCCCAAGCCAGTCCCAGTAGATTGAGACCTCGTTGCGCTTGATGTACTCAGCATCGGTACCAGCGTACCACTCGATCTGCCTGAGGCTTTCAGCCATACCTTGCACAGCGCCCCAGGGGTCATCCTTGCCGCCAGTGGTCAGGATCTTCTTACGACCGATGGATTCCTTCCATTCCTTGCCCTCCTTGCTGGTCAGCTTGATGTTTTCAGGGCGCTTGACGTACTGGGCATCGAAAGCTTCTTGGCCGTCAAGAATCAAGCAGTGAGCAGCTGTGCCCATCTCCATGGCAGGAGTCGGCATCATCTTGAAGTCCAGAGCAGCCTTGTAATGAGCTGGGCTCTGCAGGATCTTCTTGAGGCTTGACTGGTTGATGCCTTCTTCTCGCCTGTAGGCGAAATCAGACTGATTGTAAGCTACAGAAACGTCTGTCATAGTGAGAGTGCTGAAATTACCTTGGACGCCCCCTTGAAAGCGGCGGATGCCTCTTGAGGGTCTGGGTATGAGCCCAGATTGACCTGTTTCCCATCGACGGAGATGATAGCAGTGTAGGAACCAGAGGTCGTGGCGTGAACGCCAAGAGGCAGCTCCCTTGCTCCCAAGTTTAACGAGGTTTCCCTTCGATGCGCTCGCGGGGTCCTGTCAGCCAACCCCTGAACATTGTTGCGCTTGACTTTGAGTCGCTCCTGGCCGACGTGATCCACCTCCCCCGTGGGGTTATACCCATACACCCATGCCCAGATCAATCGATGAGCAAGATAGCTGACCCCATCAAACGTGACAGATCTGTATCCGCCTTTACCCAAGCTCCCAGCAAGGCGACCTCTTAACGAAGGGCTAGCAGACGAGGACCAATACAGCTCTCCTCCGAGTGGGTCGTAGTCAAATAGCTCTCGAAGTCGACCTGTCGGGATAAGCCTTTTGTTTCTTTCGGCCATGCGGTGAGCGGGACACTGTCCCCATTATACCGCGTAGATCTTGATCACCCACTTTGACTCATCCTTCTTGGCTTTCGTCCATTTCACTTCAAGCTGGGGAATGATCGAAACGCGGTCATCAACCCAGAGCACTTTGTTCACGCTGTCAAACAGGGCGCCGATGATGTTGTCACCGTCAGCACGGCCCTCGCCGTAAACCTCAATCTCGACACGGATGGGCCCTTCCAGTGGTGGCCAGGGCCACTGCTCCTGCACCTGCCGCAGCATTTCCTTCTGCTTCCTTCGGTACTCGGCTGGCATGAAAACGCCCCGTGATGTAACACGAGGCCTTGCCTTGCTGTACAGGGGCATTTCAATCGTCAGTGTAGTGATCAGTTCCAAGGATAAAGGCCCCCGCAATAACTGCAATGGCCAAGTTTACCGACAGGAACACAACTGTGCTAACGTCTGGAACTGGAATGGTCACCTCCCACTGGAAAGTGACCCGTCCTGGAACTTCTACTGTTGGTCGCACTTCCCAAGGTCGTTCAGGATACAGCTGGAGCCGTCCTTCTTGACGCCGAAGACAATACCGCGACGCTCGAAGGTGCTGACGATCTCGTCTTCTTCAAACTCGTCGAGGTTTTTGCGCGACAGGATGGAGAAGATCTCCTCTTCACTAAGCTCCACGGGACCAAGGGAGGGGTCCCACATGTACTCGTCATCCGAATCCCAGTAGGTCAGGTGGCTGTCGTCAACGTCGGCCTGGGGGACGGTGATGCCGTACTCGTAGAGCGGCACAGAGCCGTTTGCAGCCTCGTACGCTGCATCCTGCAGAACGTCCTGATAAGACACGTTGTAGGAGCTTCTAGCGCCCTCTAGGGCCTCAATCTCGCGGCCCAAGTAGAAGACCGCTTTTTTAAGGTCTTCGATAGCATCGTTTTTGCGACCTGCACGGCTAATGTACTTCAGGGCACAACCAAGCCGATAGTTTAGGTCCCAGTCGCTGATCACCTCCAGTGGTTCATGCTGGCGGCCCTCGCAATAATGTGCGGGACGATTGATCATGTCAGACATTGTCAAATCCTCCAATAGTTTTCGAGACGGTGAGCACAGGCTGCAGTGTGAGCTTCTAAGGGGCTATCGAAAATCCCTGGGTAGAGATTCCTCCTTGTGCTTGGAAGCTGATACTGAGCCTTATATCTTCCTTTGTAGGGATAGACCCAACGAGGTAGACCAGTACGCACTTTTGAAGGCCTCCTGTTCTTCGCTTGTTGGGACTTCGTGGCCCATCGACAATTCCCTGGCTCGTAGTTGCCGTTATTGTCGACCCGATCAAGGGTGGCACCATCAGGTCTTGGCCCCATATCTTTCAGAAAGCGGCGAAACCCTGGAGCCATAAGACCTCTGGCGGCCCTGCCCCTGGGGCCTAGTTCAGCCCAATCCTCACATACGTCGATACCTCGACCACCGTAATTAGCGTAGGCATCAGAGAAGGGGTTGCGACACCTCTGCCTCATCCTACACCAAGTTGTATACAGCGGATGGTCCTTGGCGGTCATTTGCTGGATTCCTCCTTTAAGTTGCGGTTGTCCCTGCAGACAACTGTTTTTTGCTCCCGTTTGAGGCGGACTGTCACTCCATCCTTCATCCATTGTACCACTGTTCCTGCTTTCCACCCGCCTCCGCAATAAACCTTAACGGGTGTTCCCTTGCGCATTGAACGCATTGGCAGGGGCTCTTGCTGCATCCACTCGGCGGCCTTGACCGCAGATGGCTTGAACTTGAGCGTGCCGTCACGTAGTTTTCTCATTTGTCTTGCAAGATCAAACAGTTGTCGCAGTCACGCCACAGGGCAATGGCTTTCTCCCAACTGAGGCCACGGACCTGCTCCTTTGTCTTCTTGTTGAAGACGCGGAAGGTACCACCCCTGTGGTCCATATCGTAACCATTGGTGTTGAAGTCGTTCTCCATGTCACGGCGGCGGCGCTCTTGGCGCTTTTTCTGTGGTTTCATCGCTCCATGCTCATGATCAGATGCTTGGGTAGGCTGCCATCGATGCCAGCAACGGCTTTGATGATGGTAGGTAGGTGGCGTTTGTTCTCACCAGCCTCCAACACCCAGAGGTCGGCCTTGGTGCTGTAGCGCAGTAGTCCGTTAGCAGTCATGTCGCCCAAGACTTCGTCCACGAGGAACTCCAGGCGGGTCCTATCGTCGTCCAGGTCCTCGCTCCAGCCGCTGTAAAGCTCCGCATGGGCACAGATGGGTGTCAGGGCTCCAACGACCTCATGGGCCCGCACAGCGCCACGGTAGAGAAGGATTGCCCAGACGAAGGGTTTGACGTCTGCTGTGGTCAGCCTTGGGGTCTCGTCCATTAGTAGGCCGAGCTGGCCAGGGGCAAGTTCAGCTTCTTCAATGCTAAAAGCCATTAAAAAGGAGGGGTGGTTCCCCTCCAGTGTATCAGATCAGAAGGCGTCGCCGCCACCAGTGTTACGTTCTTTGTACGGCTGGTTCACTCTGGCGTCCTTGACGTCGAGGTAGGTTTTGCCGTTGTACTCACGCTGCACTAACTGGCCAGTAACTGAAACGAAGTCGCCT